CGTGCTTTTGTTTGCTCTATCAGTAGAATTTGCTAATTTGTCTGTTTGTTGTTGTACAACCTTGACTCCTTTAGCGGTAGCGACTACCTCAAATATAATTTTATCTGCCATTTATTTTCTTTTTATCTTATCGTATTCAGCTTTTAGCTGACGCTGTGACTCGCTTACTGTTTCATTTTCTAAAAACAGGAGTAATTCCATTATCCACTCTACTTGATATTCTTCAATTTCATAGAGTTCAAAGAGTACTTCTCTATTTGAATAATCTTTTCCTACATAGCCTATTTCTGGATATACTTTATTACCCATTGAATAAAATATATTTAAACTATCTAGTATAGAGTCTGGGAAGTCACTCAACTCTGGAGGGCATCTTTCCCAGTCTATTTCTTCGCCAGTCTGCTCTACCATTCGCAGATACTGGTCTTTTGTCATACCTATCTTATCATTCGCTAGGTAAAACTTCAGGCGTTCCTTTATCGTTTCCTTTGAAGTTTGTACGAAAGTTTTCTAAATCAAAGACTACCTCGTTGAGCCAATTATCAAATTCGCTTGAATTCTCTACTAATAGCAGAGCATTTTCTTCGTTGTAATCTAGTTCTTTAGTTACATCTTGACCTTTTAGATCAACTAGTAATAAATCTTCAAGAAAACCTAGTTGTAATCCTTTCCAACCTTTTACAGTAGCTTGAGTAAATTCTTTTACGAATTTATCATCATCTAAGGATTCTTCGAAAGCTCTTGTCTTTCTGTTAAATTTGTTTGTGGTACATTTTTTTCTTAATGATACCAGTTCTTTTCGGGATAAGTTTGCTAGTTCAACTTCAAAGTTTTCTAGCCCTGGAAACTCAACCCAAGTGGTTTTACTATCCACTAATAAGTTTTTTAATTCCATGTTGTTAAATTCTCCTATGAATTTTCGTATTGAGTAATTATAGAATCTACTGTAGCACTTCCTGTATAACTAAAGTCATAACTTTGCATGAATACTTCCGAAGGAGTCATTCTTGCAGTAAAAGTTGCTGGATTTAGTGCTAGCTGTATAAAAGGAGTTGCATTCGCTGCGTCTTCCATTTTTACACCTTTTAAAGTTATGTTAGCAGTAGTACTAAAATCATCAAATTGGTTTATATTATTGTTAGTTTGGTATTGAGATATAGCTCCCGATATTAATCTCTTAGATACCGTATAATTAGACGCACGCATAACGTTACTTGCATTAGTAACTGATAGACTGCTTTGGAGGGTTTCAAATGGTGTCCAGTCAATATTATTTTGTATATTAACAGTAGCGCTAGTAATATTATTCATATCTAAACTGTCTACTGAAACAACTGGATAAACCATCAAAGGTGTTCGTGTGGCAGACTCAGATTGAGGCGTGCCAGGCGGCATAAAATCTGCCGTACCCGATCCACTTCCAACTCCTGTTGCTGTAAATTCTGTTCCATAATCATTATTACTAGCTCCAATCGTTGTAAAGTCTGTTTGACCAGAGTTTCCATTTGGAAATGAAGTAATTTTATATGTAGAACCTACTGCAAAGGATCCTGCTGAGTAGCTTACGGGACTTATAATCTTTGAAAATTTAGTTCCTTCTCCTTGCAATCTAATAGTAAGAGGATTGTTTCGATTAAAATCGATTGCTCCTCCTGTTATTATTGCATTTTCTAATTTAAAAAGACTCTGATTACTTTGTAAATAGATATCAAAAGATTTTAACTGCCCAGCAGTTACATCACTCAACAAATCTATTATTATACTTTCATCTTTTTCTTTTGTGAGAGGGACATCAAATTCAAAGTTAGCCGGGTTGGCTTTTGTTATTGTTGCTCCTTCAAACATTTTTGATTGATCGTGCAGAGTCTTTACTGAGAACGAATCGCTTGCAAATGTTTGGGAAAAAGATATAGAGGAAGAGGCATATATTCTATGCCTATTCCCGCTATATACTATAAATAGCTTACTCTCCTTGAGAAAACTATAAGACATCTTACTTAAGCATCTACTGCTCTAGCACCTGTCGAAGCGTAGCCGCTTTGAGTGTGAGAGGTTGCACCTAAGTATTTGACTTTCATTTCATCTCCAGTTAGTAGATCTGTTCCGTGAGCCATAAATTCGACTGACACAGAGATTAGATCTGCAACTTCAATAGCTGGTATTGATAAATGAGCTTTTGGTAAATTAAATTCTACGCCTGGGGCTGTAAAGTCATTTGCCTCCATTGCGTCTCCTTCAGAACCTACTGCACCTGCTACTCCCATGTATAAACGCATATCGAACACGTTTGTTACAAGGTCATTAGCATCTGATAAGTCTGAAAGTAATTGGTTAGATCCATTAGCTTTGTTATCCAAGTACATGTTTAACGAACCTGAGATAGATCTCGCTCCTGAGAACGAACCAATCGGTTTATCTACGATACCGATTGTTTCTGGTGTTACATAAGTAATATTGTTTTGAATAGATATTGAACCACCTGTGATATTAATATCATAAGTTCTGTCATCTAAACCACCAGAAGCTTTTCCACCACCTTGCGCGTTTGCATCAATGTATAGTGAAGATAGTTTGTTTCTGAGATAGTCCGCATCTTGTGGACCAACTGCGTCAGCAAAGTTGTAAGTTTCTACGTAAGTATCAGTGTTACCACTTGAGTGAGTTAAACTCGCTCCATCGGCGTCAAATGCTTCGATTTGAAACTTAGAAGGATCTTCATATGCTGTTGTTACTTGGTCGATAGTTGTTGCATTACCTGACCAGGCTACTTGTGCTATTCCGTCAATAGAAAAGTCTATTTCAGCACCATTGACTTGACAGTCATTGAGTCTGTATGTTGTATTTTCTAGTGCAAAGAATATATTTAGTTTTAAAAGTTCGTGTTTGTCTGATTCTATGAAATCGACTAACGCTCCGTTCGCTGAACCAGTACTGGTAGCGATTGCTGAACCTGTAGCATCGGATAATCCTGTTCCTGCTAACGCAGACCACAGAATGTTTTCAACCATGTCGAAAGTTCCGTTTGCTCTCCAACTCGCTGAACCATGTACAAATGGTCGTACATAAGTACTGAATGACCATTCTGCTGGTGGTAAAGAGTCGTTGAATCTTTTTGATCCTCTATTTGGGTTTGCACCTGCTTCATTGATTGTTACATCAGTAGATTCAGAACCCTGTGAGAAGCTGTATCCGTCTAATACACCTATTCTAAAAGTATTACAGTCAGTTTCGTTTCCTTTGAATCGACCTGTTCCTGCTCTTGCTCCTTCTTGTGTAGTAGTTCCAGTCACAGTTTTAACTGTAATCTGCAAATCTGCAGCATTAGAATTATTAGATCCTGCATAATTTTCTACTGCAGTTTCCAGTGCGGTTTCATTAGCAACAAAACCATTACCTCTAAAGTTATTTGGAATTGCTATAGTTTCTACTGCTCCCCCTGAGGAAATTGATAGAACTATACATTTTGCATTTGCTCCTGAACCAGAAGTAGTACCTAGAGTTACGATATCTCCTACAGCATAGTTAGTACCTTTGGCATTAACATACGCGGTTAAGATTCCGCCACCCGCAGTAGGAACTCCGTTAGCTGAACTAACGAATACTTTGGTATTTCTTGATAGATTTAAAGCCATTGCTTTTCTCCTATTTTATCGTCTTTGAAAGTACTTAGCTAGATATTTACCTGCTTTGTAATTTCGATTAGTACCTACACTCTATTACCATTTCACCAATTCCGAGAGGAGCTAATACTCCTTCATCTGTAGATAGTGATAATAAAGTTAAGGAAGTTGTTTTTAAATTCGGGCTTACAGTTGTATCATAAGCTAGAATATCATTGTCGTCTATAACTCTTTCAATGTCTTCCATTAAAATAGCTAAAGCTTCCTGTGAGTCTTCTTGATTTGAAGTGTAAACTCTTACTTCCAAATTCAAAAATCTCCACTTAAATTCGCCAGGCTGGTATTGCCTAGCTTCATCTCCAGCGATTACACAAATTTTTGGGTATTCCTGGATTTGATCTAAAAATATCATGTGTCCATGAACATTATTAAATACGTTAGAATTATATGGATGTACTCCATTAATTGCTGTTAATTTTTCTACTAGTGCATCTACTATTTTCTTTCTTGCTGTTCTATATTGTGATGCCACTAATCTCTCCTAATTGTTAATTTTTCATCTATTAAACCTAGTGCTAATCCTCTTATACTTTTAGCAATTAAAGGTTTAGGATTGTAACCTGATGGCCATTTCTTTTTGCCTCTATTTTCAAATGTTTCATACGGGTTGAGTCTATAACTATATTTTACCATTAATGTTTGTGCTGCTGGTAAAATGCTTGTTACTTCTGCAGAATTTGAAAACCGTCCTGTTCTATTTGTAAGAGAAGGTTTACCCATATTTCTTCTAATTTCTGCAGGTAAACGAGCATTTATAGCTCTTT